GTAGAAATATCTCATCACATCAGCCGCCAGGGCTGCCGCGTGGTCGGAGGTATATCCGTTGGGGATGCGGACGGCCAGGGCGATCTTGTCCTTTTCAGCCATCTCCTCGGCATTCCATGCATCCGGTTCATAGTAGGGGGCATATCCGACGAAGAGGGCATTGTCCGGCATGTCCTTCTGCTGGGCGGTGCAGCAGTCCAGTTTGCTGCCATGGGAGCAGCACTCGGCTGGGTATTCTATGAGGACAAAAAAGCAAAGGAGGCAAGGAGATGAAGTACAAGGTTACATATTCCGACAATGTGGTAGCAGAAGTGGAAGCCGATAGCTTCAACGAAGCAGCCAGGGTCGCATTGAACAAGCACGCAGGAGCAAGTGCGCTGAAGATAGAACTGATAGCCGGAAGCGTCTTTGAGGACATCTTCCGAGCTTTTAAGATGATATGATAATGACCGAGAAAACTTACATGAACTTTGATGAGGCTGCCGAGTATTTGGGAGTGGCAAAGACAAGCCTCTACAACAAGTGCTACCGCAAGCAGATTCCGCACTACAAGCCGAGTGGAGGCAAGCTCTACTTCCTCCGTTCAGAATTGGATGCGTGGATTGCAGCAGGAAGGGTAGCAGCAAGAAACGAAATCAAAGCACAAGCAAACAATTTTATAACTCACTAAAAACACAACGATTATGGCAGACAAGACCAAGACAACGCAGGCCGAAGTTCCGGCCGAGGAAAAGGTGCTGACCTTCTTTGAGAGAGTGGTAGCACTTCAGAACGAACTCAAAGCACCAAAGAGCCGCTACAACAAGTTCGGAGATTACGCCTATCGCAGTTGCGAGGACATCTACGAGGCTGTGAAACCGCTTGCAGCCAAGTGGGGAATGGTGCTGCACCTGACTGATGAGATAGTACTGGTAGGCGAGAGATACTACATACTGGCAACCGCCACCCTTTCAGACACTATGGGCGAGGCTCAACTGGTCAGCAAAGGCTGGGCGAGAGAGAGCGATACAAAGAAGGGAATGGATGGAAGCCAGATTACGGGTACTGCAAGCAGCTACGCACGCAAATACGCCCTGAACGGCTTGCTCCTGATAGATGATACCAAAGACCCTGATACGGACGAATACGCAAGGCAGACAGGCCGGACCGAGCCGAAGCCAGTAGACAGTTACCTCGCCACTATTTCCAAGTTCAAGAACATAGCCGATATGGAGATTTGGTGGAATAGCAACCTTGAGGAACTGAAGGCCCATCCGAAGTACAGGGAGATTTTCGCCTATGCAAGTCAGAAGGGCAAGGAGTTGAACGCAAACCAATAGGAGGACTGGACGATGTTGATAAATCTTGACATAGACCTTACGATGTTGCCAAAAGATAAGATTCAGGAAGGCAAGAACGGACACAAGTATATCAAGCTGACTGCTGCCACTATGAAGCAGCCTGATAAGTTCGGCAACGATATGACAATTTTCATTGCCCAGAGCAAGGAGGAAAGGGAACACTCTGACCGCCTGTACTGCGGCAAGGGAAAGACCTTTGGAAGCAAGCAGGAGCAGCCAAGCATCCCGATTGTGAACGGAGGCTTGAAAGGCGACCTGCCTTTCTAAAAAAATCAAAGGCTGGTGGTGGGTGATACCGCCTCCGGCCACAAAAAAAAAAGATGAATATAATGCTTGTTTCTGACGAAAATATGTTATATTTGTGTTGTCAAACGGTTAGCCCGATGCCTTCTGTGGGCAGCGGAAACGATAGAAAATTTGCCTTTGTTATGGGTGGGGAACGCGAAAGCTCCCCGAGGCTTGTTAACCGGCCTGACAACCCTAAAACAGAGGCATTTTTTTGTAGTCAAAAAATGGTTAACAAATCTGATTCTTGTGGCGATGCAATCGGCAAAGCCACGCAGACAATCCGCACAATTTCCGAGGTGGATTCAGTGCTGAACAAAGCAAGGGAGGCGGTCTTGACCTCCAGCCCTTATGTTCGGCAAGAACTTTCCGAGAACATTCACGACACGATGCTTGCCCTCGGTCTGGCACTCTATGAGCAACTTTCAACGATTTACGAGGAGGAAGCAGTATGAAGGTAAGCATCAACATTCCGGAAAACTTCAACGCTCTTATAAAAGAGATTTCTGTGGAAGATGCAGGGGCATTCTTGAAGTATCTATCATCCTGCGCCTTCGATGATAACGCTATTAATTGCGGGCTTGTGCCTGAAGATTGGCCGCTTGCCTGGGCCTTGTTCCTCGCAGCGAAAGACCAAACGATAATTGTGGAGGGTGAGGAATGAGCAAGAGGGACACATTCGTTTTGAAAGCAAGTTATTTTTCTGCCTTCCGCCACAAGCTCAACTTTGAGCAGAAGGGCCGCTTGCTTGAGGCTATTTACGCATACCATTTGGGCGAGGATTACCAGCCGCTCCTGAATGATGCAGCCGTAGATATGGCATTCAGTTTTATCCAAGAGTTTGCGGAAATGTGCAAACGCAACTACGATGAGATTTCGCAGAAAAATTCAGCGAATGCAAGCAAACGCTGGCAAAAGGATACGAAAGATGCGACCGCATCCGACCGCATACAATCGCACAATAGCGATGCGAAACAATGCCTTACTGATACTGATACTAACTCTGATACTGATTCTCTCTTAAAAAGAGAGAGTGTAGAGAAAAAAGTCGCTGACGCTCCCACTCGCACCCGATTCGTTAAGCCCTCTATTGATGAGGTTAGGGCTTACGCCAAAGATATGGGCTACTCCGGCTTCAGTGCTGGCCGGTTCCAGGCCTACTACGAAAGCAACGGCTGGAAGGTAGGCAGAAATCCGATGAAAGATTGGAGGGCTGCCGTACGGAATTGGCACGCCAAAGACAAGGCAGAGAACCACCCACTTGCAGGAGCAAGCAAGGATTACATAGCGAGAATTTCAGTACCAGACCCAAACACTTACGACAATGAACAAGGTGCGCTTTAACATAACCCCAGACTTGCAGGATGCGGTGGAGAGGTGGCTGAACTACTACGCAGACCAGTTCCTACAAGCGAACCCGATGTATGACGGAACGCTGCTGAACAAAGGCGAACTGACAAAGGTGGCAGCGTGGCTGGCGAACGGACGAAAGACAAGCCTGATGATAATGGGCAGGACTGGCAGCGGAAAGACGATAATCGCCAAGACACTCGCAAGGGTGGTGGCTATGGAGAACCCCAGTCCGAACGTGGTGGCGATGGCAAACCTCGTGAAGTATGTCAAGCGAGAGGACTGCCTGCCGGAGTTCGTGTATGAGAACAGGATGCTCGTGTTGGATGACCTCGGAACTGAACCGCTGGAAATCCAGATGTACGGCAACCGATATGAGCTTTTTAACGAGATACTCTTTGCAAGATACGCACGGCACCAGCCGACAATCATAACCACAAACCTGAACAGCGAAGGTATCAGGGAAAGATATGGCGATAGGATTTTCAGCAGGATTGTAGAGATGTTTGACAAGCTGATACTGAACGCAGAAGATTTACGAATGAGAAAATAGCAACCACTAAACACAACGACAATGAAACTGACAAACGAACAGATAGACACGTTAAGGGATTGCCTGATGTACAACCGAGACAGGTACTCCTACACGAAATACCTTGACCTTGACGGCCTGACCGCAAGGCTGGACTATCAAGACGGCAGGGTGTGGATTGAGTTCTACGAGAAGGACGAAGAAGGTGACGAGAGGGAGGTGGAACTGGACGACTATAACAGCCTTGTGAGGATGTTGGAGGGTGAGCTTCAGGAGCAGGCAGAGGCGGACGAGGCAAGCTGGAGAGCCATTGAGCGCACGCAGGAGGTGCTGGACTTGATTTGCCGATGAAACCAAGAAGGATGGCAACGGAGGCGGAGAAGGCATATATCGCAGAGCATTACGCCACAGGCAAGACGAGCGATATTGCACAAGCCTTGAAGATGTCGCCCGATATGGTGCGAGGCTTTGCCCAAAAGCTGGGAATCCGCAAAAGGGCGGCATATTCCAGGGATATGAGTTACTGTACCACCTGCTGCCTGAACGCACGAGGAAGGTGCATCTACGGCAACGAGGGCGATGCAGGAAGATGTAAGGCGATGCGGTACTCTACCGCCAAATGGCCGAAACTGATGACACGAACAGAGATAGCAAGAGCAGAACTATGAGCTACACAGAAATGAAGGAACTCTACAAGGAGGATAAAAAGATATACGCGATGACAGGTAGTATCTTTCACCTTCATCGCCTTAAGGTTCTGGAGGGGGCAATAGAAGATGCTAAAAGGAACAGGCATTCAGATTGCACGGACATTTAGAACGAACATTAAAAAACTACTTTGGCGATGATAACTAAACGACAATTGAAACAAATGCTCCAAAGCCTGACCGAGAGGGTGGAAAGGCTGGAGGCAAAGGCGGAACTCTTTGACAAAGGGCTGGAGGTCTGCGTGGACGCACACAAGGCGAATCTGAAAGACGTACAATGCTACAACGAGTCCGTGAAGTTCTTTCGTAAGATGATTGGGGCGATTCTCATAGCCACAGGCTTAAGAGACAAGGCGGATGTGATGAGCAAGGCCTTTGAGCAGTTTGATAAGGAGGCAGAAGTTAGAAGGGAAATATTAAAGCCGGTGCAGAAGGAATCAGACCTGTTCGGCGAACCAGCCGAGGAAGATATGTGGATTGATAGCAAGGAAGCGAGGAAGTTGCTGGGATGGCAGACCATATCCACCTCAATGCTCAAGGCAGCAGGCATAGGCTACCAGCAGCCGCTTGGCAAGCACCACAAGATTACGGCCTACAAGGGCGATATTGAGAACTACATAGCGAATAGAAGGAGGCGATAGTGGCAAAGATAGAATCTACATACGATTATAGCCGCTTCAAGTTCTATAAGTTCAACCGAAACGTAACAACGGTTAAACGACTGGTCAAGTCTATCAAGGAGAAAGATTTCACACCTATAAGGCCGATTCTGGTAAATAGAGAAGGCTACATTATAGACGGCCAGCACCGCTTTGAAGCGTGCCGAATGCTGAAGAAGCCTATATACTACCTTGTTTGCGAAACCGACTGCCCCGAGAAGATGATGACGACCTTAAATACGGTGGTACGAGGCTGGAGGATGGACGAATGGCTGAACTATTATGCCAACCGCCCAGGATATGATGTGTATAAGAAACTGCGGAGGTTGATGGACGAGAACAAAATCAGCAGCTTGTCAAATGCTATCGTGATGTTCTCACAAGGACAAACCAACGCCACCCAATTCAAGGCAGGGAAACTCAAAGACAAGAGCGAGTATTTTATCCCAATCGCAAACTTTATCCACTCGGTTACGCTACCTGCGAAAACTCTGGGGTATCGTCCTTTTATTGTTGCCCTTAAAAACATCTTCGTAAAGTATTATAGCACCGATGGCGGCAAGAGGAAGATAGCAAAGTTGCAGCAGAAGATAGCAGCGATGTCAGACTATCGGAGTGCTGAAGATTACGAAATGGCAATGGAGCGATTTATAAAACTTCGGAGATAATGCGACACATTGAGAGCCATATCCAGCAGGTCTGCCTCCGTTGGGCGAGGCTTCAGTTCCCAGTCTGCCGGGAGCTGATGTTCAGCGTGCCTAACGGAGCGCACCTGTCTATGGTTCAGGCGAAGATACTCAAGGCCGAAGGGATGACCGCAGGGGTGGCAGATATGTTGCTCCTGCACCCTTCCGCAGACGGTCGCTGGGCGGCTCTTGCGATTGAGTTCAAGACGGCCAAAGGCAAGCAGAGTACCTACCAGAAGGCGTGGCAGACGGAACTGGAGAAGCCTGGCTGCTATCGGTACGAGGTGGTAAGGTCGTTTGAGCAGTTCAGAGATTTGATAAACAACTATTTGCGTGAAGTTGAAGAGCCAGCAGAGGGAATTAAGGGGAATTTAGAGGAAATTCCCTCTAATGTGGACTTGGCGAAAGAGTTACAGGCGTTCTTGTGCAACTATGACTATGAGTTTGATGATGATGCACCAGCCTCTGACATCGCCAGACACTTCTACGAACTTGGTCTTAACGCAAGAAAGAAGGAAGAACTATGACAATTAAAGAACTAATAGAACCAGCCGACAGAGCATTTCATAGGTTGGAGTGCAAACATAACGGTTATGGCATCTGCATCTTACAAAGTGGTTATAGGGGTACAAATTGCCATATAACTATTGCGTGCAACGGCAAGTGCCGAAGAATGAAAATCTGGGACACCAAGCACGGATATAAGGGTGTTGAATTTAAGATTTTAGAGGAGCAATGATTATGAAGCAGTTAGTAAACAAACTCAATAGGAATATCCGCCTTGTGGGGTTGGAGAAGGTGGAGGACCTTGGCGGTGGTTACGTGGAGTTCGTGTTGCCGATGGGGTCTTGCATCTGGGCAGGCCGCTACTGGGATATTGAGGATTACGAGCCGCACCCGGAGCCGAAGGGCGAGAGCGAGGCGTTCCGTTCCTGGCTGGAGAAGGAGGTAGACAAGCGGAAGTTCAAGGTTTCAGGCATAGGGCCTGCGATGGGCCTCTCTACGAACTGGCTTTGGAACATCCTGCGAGGGAAGCGGCAGCTGCCAATGAAACGAGCAGCGGAACTGGAGGGGGTGCTGGGGATGAAGCCAGGAGCGATAGTCAAGGCGTTAGAGCGCAGCAAATCGGGCAAAACGCCTACAATAAAATGAGATGTATGCTGATGAAGTCAGACGGATGTACGAGAGCGGAGAGCTGGAAAGGCTCTGCCGGATGTGCGGTGTCAGGGAGCGCCACCTTGCGGACTTCGTTCAGGAGGTCGCACTGCGGCTGCTCACGAAAGGGGAGAAGGCCCATAACCTCCAAGCCTATACGGTTACACTCATCAGAAAGCAGTACTACGGACGGAAAGGGAAATGGTGGAAGGAGGAAGGCCGTTGGAATGCAGCGAGGGTGGAGCTACAAGACGCTCGTGGCGAAATACCTTACGAGGGAAGCGAAGGGGATTTTTGACGAGAGCAGCGACCAGACCAGGGCGATGTACCGAGGGCTGGCGAGGTTGAGCGCACCAGAGCTTACAATCTTCCTGCTCGTGGTGGAACTTGAAAGCAAGGCAGAGGTGGCAAGGAGGTTGGGAGTACACCGCAGCACGATTGGAAGGATTTACAAACGAATTGAGGAGGAGTTACGCCGTGGACTGGAGAACTATTGAGATACTGGCCGAGCTGCTGGTCGTGGTGGTGGTCTTGATTGATATGAGCGGAGCGGTGGATGAGATGAAGGCGAGGCTGAAACGCTGGCTGCATATCAAGGGCGAGGTATCGCTCAAGCCGCTGGACTGCTCGTTCTGTATGTACCATTGGACGGCTCTGGTGGTGCTGGTCTGCCTCGGACGGCTGAACCTGACGAGCTATATGGCAATCTGCATAGGCTGTCTGCTCACAGGAGTGGTAAGGATGGCCCTTACGGCGATTTTGGACGGATTACAAAGGCTTTTGGTATGGCAACGAAGAAAAGTATAAGCGAGAGCGAGAAAACCCTTTTAAGGCGGTATTTTGAGCAGATGGAGACGGCAAGCAAGCACAACTACTACACCGCCGTTCCGTCTACGGATATGCTGCAACTTCAGGCAATATACAAGAGGTACATCAACCCACACCACACGCCAAATGCGTGGTGCAGCCATTGCTGTGTGGCGACCTTGAAGGGGCTTTACCAGTTTGCAAAGGAGGTTCTATATGGCGAATGAGTTTAAGAGCTTCTTTTCTACGCCACAGGGGAACGAAGGCGACAAGTGCCATTATCCTACAAGGTTGGATACTTATGGCTGCGGCTGCCAGCACAACTGCTCCTACTGCTATGCGAGGAGCTTGTTAGACTTCCGCAAGCTCTGGAATCCAGCGAGGCCATCCGTAGCAGACCTGTCAGACATCAAGCGGCTGATAAAGGAGAAACTCAAAGCAGGCGACATTGTAAGGCTGGGCGGTATGACCGATTGCTTCCAACCCATAGAGCGAGAGTACAGGGTTACGATGCAGACGCTCCGAGCCTTAAACAACGCAGGTGTGGGTTATCTGATAGTTACGAAGAACGCCCTGGTTGCCGAGAGCGAGTATATGGCCGTCTTTGATAAGAGGCTTGCTCATATTCAGGTAACCATTACCAGCACCGAAGATAAGGTGAGCAGGCTGATTGAGCCAGGAGCGAGTCTCCCTGCGGCAAGGATTGAAGCGGTGGAGCGGTTACAGGCGGCGGGCTTTGACACCGCCGTAAGGCTCAGCCCTTATATCCCGGAGTTTTGCGACACGGAAAAGATAAACGCCATACGCTGCGACAAGGTGGTGGTGGAGTTCTTGCGAGTAAATAGTTGGATAAAGAAGTGGCTGCCTATGGTAGATTTTTCGGCGTACAAACTACACCAGAGCGGCTATAACCATCTTCCGCTGTATAAGAAACGGCAACTGCTACGGAAGATAACCGGCTTTAGGGAGTTGACCGTATGCGAGGATGTGAGTGAGCATTATGCCTACTGGCAGCAAGCCGTGAACACGAACATTGAAGATTGTTGTAACTTAAAAAGATATGAAGATTGAAAAGAAAGTGCTGCCGTTGGCCGAGTTGGAACTGAACAACGGACAAATAGAAGGACTGCCTGCCAACCCGAGGCAGTGGACGCTGACCGATGTGGAAAGGTTGGCTGCGTCTTTGACCGAAACTCCCGAACTGCTGGAGATGCGCTGCCCGATTGTAGTGCCGCACGAAGGAAAGTTCGTAGTGCTGGGGGGCAACCTCCGTCTTGCTGCCGCAAGGCATAACAAGGACACCGAGGTGGCTTGCTTCGTTATGGAAGGAGCAACGACCGAGAAGATGAAGGAGATAGTTATCAAGGACAACGGCTCATTCGGCAAGTGGGATTTTGATAGCCTCGCCAACGAATGGACGGACGAGCCGCTGAATGATTGGGGCGTGGATGTGTGGGAGCCAGAGCAGGAGCCAGAAGAAAAGCCTGAAAAAGAAGCGCAGCCGTCAAGTGAGTGGTTCTTAAACATCCGCTTTGAGGATGAGGCTCACTGTGCGGAATGGTTTGACAAATTAACGGCGGAGGGTCTGGAATGCAAGATAGTCCAGTGATTCCTGAAAGCGTGGACGTGGTGCTTCGTAGCGAAGCCAGCAAGTCCTTTCGTTGCCAAGCAGCAGCGAACAGCCTTGACATAGATACGGAGAAGAAACTCACCCATCATCTGCACATAGACGGAATACATTTGCCGAAGGATTGGAATATAGGGCTGGTGTGCGGTGCGTCAGGAAGCGGCAAAACAACGCTTGCTTTGCATCTTTTTGGTCCAGATGTATTCCAATGCAGCATAGACGAAGAACGCCCGATTATTGAACAATTCCCGGCGAAATACACATACGAGCAATGTGCGGCGATGCTTAACGGCATAGGGCTGACAAGTGTTCCGTGCTGGATACGGCCATACAAGACCCTTTCAAATGGGCAGAAAGCAAGGGCGATGGCGGCTTACCTGATGTCGCAAGAAAAGGACATTGTGGTGCTGGATGAATGGACGAGCGTGGTGGACAGGACGGTTGCCAAGGCTATGAGCCTGTGCGTACACAAATATGCCAAACGAGCGAACAAACGAATTATATTGCTATCGTGCCACTACGACATCATAGAATGGGTGCAGCCGGATTGGTTGATAGATTGCAACAAGCAGCAATTTTTCTTGCCTCAAGGCAACGATTTTTTTTTTTCAACCACGAGACAAGCTCGTTTTCCAAGTGCGAGAATGCGATGGCAGCACTTGGCGATACTTCAGCAAGTATCATTATTTGAGTGCGGAATTGCCCTTCGGCAAGGTCTACTACTACGGACTTTACCACAACGGCGAACAGATTGGCTTCCAGTGCTTCGCCAATTATGTTCCGCATAGGGGGCAAAAATGGATTTACCACAGCAACAGGACCGTGGTTCATCCCGACTACTGCGGCCTCGGTCTTGGGATGCGGCTCATAGATGAAGCCAGCCTTCTTTTCTTGAAGAAGATGGGCGATGTGAACCTTATGGCGAAGTTCAGCGCAGAACCGACATACAGGGCAATGATAAAAGACCGCAATTGGAGATTTGTCGGCACGAAACGCTTGATGGGCAAGATGAACGTGGGGGGAAATATGATAAGGAGAAAAGGATTCAGAGAAAAAGGTATTAAGACATATCATTTTGAATGGAGGAATTATGGCAAGATTTGAAGAAGGGAACACGGCAGGGCTGGAGACACGCTTCAACGGCGAAAGGGCGGCGGAGATGGGGCGCAAGGGCCAAGCGGCAGCCGTGCAGTCAAGGAAGGAGAAGAAATCACTGAAGAAAGCCCTCCAAGCCCTGTTAGAGATGGACCACAGGAGCAAGAGCGGCGAGGTCAAGAGCGGTTACGAGGTCATAGCCATCGGCCTTTACAACAAGGCTATGAAAGGCGACACCAAAGCCGTGAAGCTGATGGCTGAACTGGTGGAGGAATACCGTCAGAAGGTAGATTTGAGCAGCGGCGGCCAGCCGTTTGAGTTGAAAGTGGTGCAGACAAGCGAGGACATCAAGGACAAGGTAAACGAGTATCTGAATGGCGGATTTAAGCAGTAAGGTATTCCACGACACGCTGCTGGCGTGGGAAAGCCCTGCAAACATAATCGTGAACGAGGGCGGAACGAGAAGCGGCAAGACCTATTCCGTCCTTCAGCTTTTGGCTCTGATTGCGTGGCGCAGTCCAGAGCCTTTGCTTATTTCGGTGGTTACGCAGACCTTTCCGCAGTTGAGGCAGGGTGCGATGCGAGACTTTGAGAAGGTGGTGGCGGAGCTTCCCCTGACCTATAACGAGAACAAAAGTACGCACACCTGGGAGATAGGCAGGGGCAAGGTTGAGTTCTTCAGCGCAGACCAGTGGGAGAAGGTACTCGGAGCGCAGCGAGACATCTTGTTTGTCAACGAGGCGAACAGGCTCGGCTATGAGGTGGTGCGGCAGCTGATGGTGCGAACCAGCGGCAAGAAGTTCTTTGACTACAACCCAGTCAGCAGCTTTTGGATGAACGAGGAGATACTGACTCGAAGCGATGCGGTCAAGATTCACAGCACCTACAAGGACAACAAGCACCTCTCCGCAAGTCAGATTGCCGAGATAGAAAGCCACCGCAAGGACGAGAACTGGTGGAGGGTGTACGGCTTGGGGCTGGAGGGCAGGCTGGAGGGCCTTGTGTTTCCCGACTGGGAACTCGTGGACGAGATGCCTGAAGGGTGCAGGGTACGCTATGGCCTGGACTTTGGCTTCAACGACCCGACCGCCCTTGTGAAGGTGGGCGTTTTAGGCGAGGATTTGTATTTGGATGAGTACTTATACCAGCGAGGGATGATAACGGCTGAAATAGGGCAAAGAATGGCGAAACTGGGCATAAAACGCAGGGCGGATAAGATCATTGGCGATAGTGCAGCAGCCGAGCAGGTGGAAACGCTCTACCGTGACGGCTGGAACATCCACCCGGGCAAGAAAGGTGCAGGGAGCATCGTGGCTGGCATTGACCTGATGAAGCGGTACAACATCAAGGTGACGAAACGAAGCACGAACCTCATAAACGAACTCTATAACTACACTTGGGAGAAGGACAAGAACGACAAGCTGCTAAATGTGCCTGTTGATAATTTTTGCCATCTACTTGACAGCTCCAGGTATGCACTTACTGACCTTACGAGCAACACAGGCGGCTACTCGCTCGGCTTTGCTTAAAGCCGCTTGAACCAAAAACGACAAAACACCTACTATTTTAACGAGATTATGAAAGAAGCGTGGAATTATATCAGCCTTGATGAGTTCGCCAAAATAAGGGCGATTGTGAACGATTCAGGCAGAACTACGGAAGAAAAGCAGATAAGCCTTGCAGCACTCTTGCAGGGGGTGGACGAGGACACGATACTCAACCTGCCGCTGGCACAGGTGCAGCCGATATTCGCAAGGGCGATGGAGCTGAACGAGCCGCCGCAGAAGGCAAGGCCAAAGAAAGAATATCAGGTAGCAGGGTGGACGCTCCGCCTGACCGAAGGAAAGGATATCAGCGTGGCGCAGTGGGTGGACTTTCAGAACTACGGCAAGGATATGGATAACCACCTCGCCGATATGTTGAGCGTGGTGCTGGTGCCGAAAGGCAAGACCTACAACGAAGGCTACGACATAGACAAGCTGAAGGTAGACCTCGGTGCTTGTATGAGCGTGCCGGAGGCTCTGGGTGTCTGCTTTTTTTTTCGGAGAAGGTGGCTGAAATCAATGCGGCGAACCCTGAACTTCTTGGTAGGGTGGACGCTGATGAAGGGGCACAAGGAACTGCGGAAGAAAGCGATGAAACTGCAAAGGGAGGTCTCGGATATGCTACACTCGCTATGATTGGGGCGGTGGTGGAGTTCACAAGACTGAACATCTACGAGGTGTACAGGATGCAGGCCCTGGAGTTCTTTGCGTATGTGAGCTTCCTGATTGCGAGGAACAAGAAGAACGAGGAAGAAATACGGAAAATACGGAGGAGTTAACTATGGCAGAGATGCGATATACACACCTTGAAGCAGCCTTAAGAGCCTATGGGCAGGAGGTGGCAGACAGGTACAAGGAGAACTTGGCGGCAGCAGGAGCAACTGTTACCGCTTCGCTGTATAATACCGTCCGCCCACACTTGGAAAGGACCGAGGACGGCTTCACCCTCTACCTTTGGATGCAGGACTACTGGAAGTATCTGGAACGAGGTACGAGGATGCAAGGGCCATACAAGCAGAAGGGCGAGATGCCACCCTTCAGGGCAATCCTGAAATGGGTGCAACTCAAGCCTATCGCTCCGTGGAACGACAAGCTCCGCAGGATGCCGCAAGAGAAGGCGCAGAAGTCAATGGCCTTTGCCTTACGGCACTCCATCTGGGAGAAAGGAACGAAGCCGCAGTGGTTCTTGAGAGACAGCCTCGGTTCGGAGGCAGAGGTAGAGGCGAGGATGAGGGAGGCGGTGCAGGCAGACATAGAAGATTGGATAAATGAAACTTTAGCAGAGGTTAGATAATGGCAGAAATAGCAATTGACAGAACGACCTTCCCAGCCGAGGGGGGCGAGTTCACAATCAACATTACGAAGGACGACCCGTGGCCGTGGGGAATAGTTACCATCCCGGACGCTGCGTGGTACACGGTATTGAGCGACAAGACAG